AAGGATTTCTCCCCAATTGTCGATGGTCCAATCGTTGGCTTGGATTTTTGTTCCCAAGCCCGGGACAATCGCCGTTCCAGTGCCATAACCGCCCGCGCCGTATCCGCCAACGCCGTAGCCGGTGCTGGTGATAGGGGCGCCAGCCCCATAGCTGTAAATGTAATAGACATTCCCGCCGTTAATCGAGGCGGTCGCGTTCAGTGTCGCCTGACTTCCTGCGATAATTGTGAATGAGTTGGTTGTGAGGCCAGACTCTTGAACAAGGTAATTGCCGTAAATAGTTATGCCGCCGACGGATGTGGAAATCAGGCATGGGTAGGTATCCCCCGCCATAAAGCCATGATTAGGCAGCGTCACGGTCACAGTGCTGGTCCCAACCATGGTCTGGAAGGACGCAATGTCAAATGAAGATGTGCCAACAGTCGGGTAAATAGGGTTACCAAAGAGATCTACAGCTTGGATTTCATATGTCGATGGGCCCGGATTAATAATTGGGTATAGGCCAAACAGGATTACACCACCGATACTGATATGAGTCTGTATATAAACAGAGTCATACGGCGTGATGCCCGTGCTAACGGAGTCTGTCATTAAGAAAAGATTGGATGAAAGCCCTGTCGTGGACACCCCTACTCGAGGAGATGCCGCGCTGGTGAAGCCTGAGGTCGGAGTAATTTCTACTTTCTGTCCGCTAGTGATCACGCTGAGTTGGGCGTGAGTTATACTGGAGTCAAGAAAGTTTTCAGTCCCGACGGCTAAGTGCGTCTGAGCGTTGGTGTCCTCCCAACCAAGGAGGGCCCGAACTTTGGCCGGGAACTGGGTGGGGAAGAACTTGGTCCACCCGCCAAGCTTTTGGATCAGCCCAAGGCCATTCCGATCGGGGATGAACCGCACAAGATCACAGGCCGAAATCCCGGTCTCGTTGAGCGCCGGAGTTTCGTTGACGTCCACACCCGGCTTTAGCTTTACGGAGGCATGGGGCATGGTGGCTTACCTCGTGGGCGTGGCTGCGGGAGAGGTGGAAAGCGACGACCATGCGGAGGCCGCGAACTTCTTCCGATACTCTTCCTGTATAGCAGATTGCTTGAGAACCTGATACTGCCCCTCGTATGACTGCGCCATCGCGGGGTCATCGCTCATTCGCCCAAAGTTGCGCTGATAGGCGCTGATGTAGATCAGGCTGGCCATGATCAAGAGATCTGGCAGATACGTGCTGATGAATGTCGTCTTGGTCGCCGCATTGGCGGTGTTTGCGAATTGATATAGTGTCGGAAGGCGCTGCGTGCCTGTGATCGAAAGGGGGTACGGCTGGTCAGGGTATGGGCCGAAAACGATATTGTTATAAAGTGCTCCCCCAGTCGCCGCATCTCCGCCAATCATGGCGAAAAAGACAGGCAGCCCCACATAGGAGGGGTCTCCATATATATTCTGCAAATATTCCTTGGACACGGGCAAAATGGGAATTTTGGAAGTTCCAGCCATAACCCTTAAAGTGTCAATAGTCACGAAATCGCTGGTCGAGATACGCAGGGCGTTGGAACCCAAGGTGAGGGAATATGTGCTTTTCTCCGTCACGGACGGCAAAAGGTCGAGGTCCCTCTGGATGCGAAGCTCGGCATAATTCAGCATCTGGGGGACAAGAGTGTTGAATGCGTCATCGACGCCGCTCACAACACCGCTGACGGTTTGCGTTTCCACGACGGCCATTGTGGCAATCTGCGTGATGTACCCATTGTAGGTAAGGGCCGTCGTGTTCACGGTCATGGGCGATTATTCCTTGTCGATTTCACCATCTTCTAGCAAAGTGGTGCCGCCTTGTCCAAGGTGCTGTCTCATCATCTTCATGTTGGACGCGAACCGCTCGTTGTGTGGCTCCAGATCAAGCGCAATTTGCCCATGCCGAATGGCCTCGTCCTTCAGGTTGAGATACCACGCCGCGACACTGGCATAATCGTGGGGCATGGCGCCCCAAACCTCTGGGTCCACCGTGTAGACCCACTCCCGCTGCTCAATCGCCAGTGCCGACATCATGGCGGAATAGCACTCCGCCCACTGTTGCCGCTGATAAGCCAGCTTGCCGATTTCGCACCAAGGCTCGCGCGTGCCGGGGGCCTCGATCACACCCAGTCGCGCATGCTTGATGGCGTTATCCCAGTCACCAAGTTCGTTGTAGCTACGCGCCATGACGCGGTAGGCATAACACCGCTCATTAGGCCAGTTCGCCCCGGGCAGGTTTAGATACCGCTGGCACTCCTCAATCGCACGTCCCCATTGGCTATGGAAGGATAGTTCCCGGGCATAGTAGAAGGCATTGCGAGGGTCGTGCGGGTCTTCTTTTACCGACATCTCAAGGAGCGGCAGATACTGGCCACGGCTCTTGGCTGGATCTGGCTTGTGGATCACCAGCAGCATGTCAGTCTGGGCGTACTGCTCCTCAATTCCATAGGGAACGGGGTATTCGTGGCAGGGATGCAGCCAGCGATACCCTCGGCGGGCGTGGATTTTTTCGTAGTAAAATATGATCCCGACACCCCAGTCGAACTTGTACTTCAGGCGGGTGGTGCCATTTTGCCACACTCGCTCGATTTCCTCGCGCCATCCGGGTTGCAGTTCCTCGTCGAGGTCCAAGCTGACGCAAATGTCGATGTTTTTGGGAATGAGTGCCAAGGCCGCATTGCGTGCATCGTCAAAACGCCAAGGTACCACATGAATTTCATGGACTGCCGCACCGGCACTCCGCGCCATGGCGATGGTGCCGTCGGTGCTGCCGGTGTCGGCAATAAGGATCATGTCGGCGCTTTCTGCGGACTTGCAAAATCTCTCCACAAACATTTCTTCATTTTTGGAGATTGCGTAAACGCAGATTTTCAACGGGATAGGTTTGTTTCCAAAAAGGTATACACCAATTTCGCCATCAACAGCGCCGTGCAAAGGCTCTCCGAAGGCTTTGCGGAAAGACTCTTCGGTCCAGTTGTCAGTGACATGCGCCTCATGGGGATTGCCTTCGTAGGGGCCTTGAGGGTAATGCCCAATCGGGATGCTGACGATCACATAGTCTGCTACCGATCGCAAGAAGCTTAAAACACTCTTAGCCTCTTCGACCGCCATGTGTTCAAGGATGTCTCCCGCGATGGCCACATCCCACCGCTTGGCGGTGTTCTTTGTGGTCCACTCTCGGATGTCCGACACCGCTATGGTGTTGTACAGGCTTTTTAGGCCGTACTCTTCAATGTACGGCTCCCAAATCTCGACACCATCCCACTGGACATCAGGAAAGAGCTTGGCATAGGTTCCGCTGCCAGCCCCGACGTCGAGGCCAGTCTTTGGCTTTATCGCAGACATCCACCTTTGGATCTGCGCCTTCCCGGAACCTGAACTGAATGGCATAAAATATCCTCTGTGATAGACGGCCTTAAAAGGCCGTCCTACCGACGTACCATGGACCCGCGCCATGGCGCAATACCGACCGCGCGCTGAAGTCGGCGTAACTGCGGGGCAGTACACACCCCGAAGGGCTCAGTCGGAATTTTTGCCCGCGTTCGTGTTACTTCGCTTTCTTAAAAAATTAACTGCCATTAAGCAGACCTCATAACAAGAACAAGCGCAGTCATTGGTGTTCCAGCGGTAATTGTGGCAGACGTAATGTTAAAAATACGCAGTGTAACTTCACCGGCTACAAGCACAGTGCCATCGGAGTTGTACGTCGTTGATTTGGATACAAATGGTTGGTAAATTAGTGCTAATGGGTACAAATTTGCTGTGCGTGAAAAAACACAAAAATCGCCCAACACGGCTCCCGTCGCTGTAATAGTGTAATCGGTATAGCTATTTGCCGGAACGCTAGGGGTAAGGATCGAACTAAAACGGCCAATACCTTGTAACACAGGATTGAATGTGGGCGATGCCGACTGAACCCAAACACCGCCAGATGTAGTTTGAATGGCAAAAGGCGTGACCGTTGCGTTGGTATTATCCGAAATTATTGGATTTCCGAAAGCCGTTCCGCCGTTCGACCCCGTGACAGCAATCGGTGTGGTGCAATACCTAATCGAGGTGAGTGATGTGGTATAAATTTGCCCCAAAGTTGGTGCAACTCCTAGATTACACCGTGAAATACGTACGCCAGCAGCATCAATTGAGGAGTCTGGGTAAGTAGTTCTAAGCCCGATGTTTCCGCCCGCAATTACACATGAAGAAACCCAAACTTTGCCGCCAGCCGAACAACTTACTGTATCGTTGTACACTGACCCTATCATAGTACGTGTGGCGTTGAGTGTACCACCGCCCGACCCCTGCCAGATAAGGGAGCCCGTTTGCCCACCCCCGAGATACGATTGGTAGGTAGCAATATTTGCGTAGTTAAATGTGCGCAAAACCATTTCGCCTGTTCCGGCGACAACACAATATTGGCGGAGATAAATCTCGCTTCCTGCATCTTTCGCAAATAGCATAACGTGCCCAGTGGTTTGGCTAGCTATTCCGTTATATGATATGCCAACATAGTAGAGGTTAATTTTAGACCCCCCAGTAGCGTTCATAAAACCTTCTTGGTTAACCCCATCCCATCCTGCTTGGGCGGCTCGAATGGTGCATTTAGGAACTACAAGTAGGTTAGGGGTTAAATTCAGAGTCGTAACGGGGTCTGGCGCTGTGAAAGCTGTCAGGGCCACGCCGCCCATGCGGATATACGTAGTGAACGAAAGCCTATCACCAGCAATAGTATTCACGATCATGCCGCTATTTAGGGCATCTGCCCCACCATTGCCTTGAACGTTCTGCCCACCGACAGCAAACCCCGAGGCCACGCGCGCGGGTAAGGCCGAGGAAAGCGCGATATTTGCCAGATAAACACCACCGGCAAAAACCGAAAATGTAGCAGTGGGAACCGAAACATACCCGGTACCGCCGCTGGTTACCGTTACACCTGTCACAACGCCGCCGCTCATGACCGGTACGGCCGTGGCTTCAGTAAAGCCCGAGCCAGAGCCCCCACCCGAGAAAGAAATTGTGGGTATGTAGCCGCCGAAATAAAGACCTCCAGTAGCCACTGGAACCGTTAGCACAGCTCCGCCCCCGATAGTCACAGTACCAGCCGTTGCTGCTGTTTCGTTTTGATTTGCAAAGGTCGCACCAGTGATGGGTAATAGATCCGGAATAGCTGTTGCGCGAACATCCAAGAACCGGGCGTTTGTGACCTCTACATAGGTCGAAACATTGTGGAGCCCGTCCGCGATCTGGAGATAAAGTTCACCGCCTTCTTCGACGTAATGGCCCCGCGCGCTGATCCACTTGGCCATCGCTTGGAGGTTATCACCCGCAGTCGGGTTGCAAACCAACGCAACGCTCTGGCCAGCCTTAATCACCATCTGCGCGTTCGCGTTGTAGGCTGCCAGTGCCGCAGCGGAAGGCGTGGTGTATTCCAAGACGTACACAAAATTATTAAGGACATCAGCGATGTACACTGGAGACACGGCATTGGCTCCGGTGGGTACGTAGCTTGTGGGGCCAGCCGGACCCGTAGATCCTGTAGGCCCCTGAGGCCCCTGAGGCCCAGCCGCAGTCGAGGCGGCTCCGGTGGGGCCGGTTCCCCCTGTGAGGCCCGTAGGGCCAGTCATACCCGTAGGGCCAGTGGCTCCCGTGGCACCCACACCGGGGCCCGTAGGTCCTGCATTACCGGTAGGGCCTGTGGGACCAGTGCCGGTCGGGCCGGTTGGGCCAATGCCGGTAGCGCCCGTAGGTCCTGCATTACCGGTAGGGCCTGTGGGACCAGTGCCGGTCGGGCCGGTCGGGCCAGCAATGGAGGAGATGGGGCCTGTCGGGCCCGTGGGGCCAGTGCCTGTTGGGCCCGTAGGTCCTGTAGCCCCAGTGCCTGTCGGGCCTGTAGGACCACTTGCTGGGCCTGTTGGGCCGACGCCGCCTGTCGGGCCAGTGGCGCCTGTCGGGCCCGCTACGGTAGAGGCGCTGCCATTTGGCCCAGTGGGGCCTGTCGGGCCGGTCGGCGCGATGATAGTCGCCGCCACAGCCTCAGCCGTTGTCCGCTTGGAGACACCAGCCTGCACAATTTCCAACTGCTCCGTCCCGTCAAGGGAGGTCGCAAGGGGAAGCTGAGGTATAGTAATGTTCGCCATTGTCAGATCCCTGTCTGCGGAATTTGATTGAAGCCAAGCGGCAGCCCGATGTGCGCCGTCACCATTAACATAGTATCGGTCATGAGGGGCCCTGCCGGTATAGCGGTATTGGTCTGATAGGTAAACTGCGTACCCGTCGTCACGGTGATGCTGTAGGCGCCGCTTGCGTGACTATTCAATAATCCTTCAACGGAGATTTGATCATCCGTCATAAGGCCATGAGGGGAGCCGAACGTCACAGTAACGGTGGCGTCACCATTGGAAAACACCGACAGCGGCGAGAGGGTTACGTGGTAATGATTTTTGCCCTCAAGCGGCATGATGGCATTCTGGTCTAGGTCTCCCGGCACGCCGATCGGTTGCGTCACTCGGTTCTGCTGGTTTTCGGTAATCAAATGAGTGTTGCCGGGAACGGGGATACCAGTGAAAAAGTCGATCTTGGTCGGCCCTGACGCCGTGCGATAATCCGTCTCGGCGACCCTAAAATCTTGCACGCGAGGGTTAAGGATTGGCACAGGATCCGCCGGAACCACAATAGCCCTTTGCTGCTGCTGCGGGTCGTCCAGACAGGTGTTGCAGACCAAAATGCGAATGTTCTGCATCGTGGCCCCGCGCCAATCAAACTGCCACTGCAAGTTATCGTGATTATAGCGGAAGCCGCAACGGTCGCAGATCGCATGCGCCCGAGGGTTGCTCGAACTTGTGGATGCCCGTCCGGAACGAGAGGCGTAGGCCATAATTCAGGTCCTAAAGTAACCGGAGATCATCGGTGAAATGTACTGCGCCGCAGTTTCAACGTTCTGTTGCGTTGCAATGAGATACGCCTCGTCCGCAAGCGGCTTCAGCATGGCCGACTTTTCCGGTGCCCAGATAAGAGAGAGACGCTGCGCCAAGCCATAGGCAAAAGCCTCAAGGAAATAGAGCGGCAAATCTAGCGTCTGGCCGTTTGTGAAGTTGGCGTCTTCGACTTGCCTGACGCAATAATACTTCAGGAAGGTCTGGTTGCCGTCGGGGACGGGCCAGAGCGTCACGGTTGGGTTCAGGAGGCGGTCGGCCCAGAAGACAGTCGGAAAGCCTTGCTGGGACTTGTTGGGGTAGGAGGCATATTCGCTGCGACTAACCGGCAAGATCAGGCGATCGGTAAAAGTGCCATCACCATTATCAGTAGAGATGTAGGCGTCCAGCATGACGATGACACTGGGATCGTAGTTGTAGGTGGTGACACCCTCAATCAGGGGTGTCGTGACCAACTCAACCTTCCAAAGGTTTACACCCTCCGAAGACCACCGCCCCAAAAGTAGGTTCGACGCCATGCGCGCCGACTCCATGTACTCTTGTGTCAGCGCCGTGCTGCGGACGCCGCATAGATTGAAGGCGTAGAGCGTAATCTCGCCTAGAGATGGATTGTAGGCGTAGGTGCCGCTGGTCGTCATAAATCCTGCCTTCCGGGGGCTATTACGCTTTTTTAGGCGATATTAGAGAGCGCCTTCATTCTTCACCAGCACACCCTCACCGAAAGCTCCGACGGCGTAAGTGCCTGCGCTCGTGGCAACTTTGAACTGGATGTCCGTTTTTTCATTGTAACTCAGGGGGTAGTAGCGATGGATATCCAAAATGCTGATAAATGGGCTTTGAGCGATCGCAAGGGTAATGCCCCCATTGGTTTGCTGGTTTGTAAATGTCAGGTAGTTGCTAGATGTATAAGGATTGCTTGCAAACATATTAATTCTGCTAACATAATAAGTGTAACCCGCAGGAACTGTATAAATTGCCATCTGGGTCTTGCCGACGCCGACGTTGATTTGGGCGTAGGTGGTGCCACCATTTTTGGCTGTAACAATGCCAGCGGGACTCCCGGCGGTAACAACCATGGAGTTGATGCGGAGGTAGGAATTGACGGTGCTGACGCCGGTCGTGCCGTTAAGCGCGACAATCTCGAAAATAATATTGTACCCAGCATCAAGCCCATTGATCAGGACGCTAACGGCGGTGTCTGAGGCCGAGGCGCTTGCCAAAGTCATGATCACTGCGGAACCGGGGAAGGCGTAAGCCGAGACGTTCTCCCACACGGCATAATTGCCAGTACTGACAGAGGTCTGATACCCGAAGACATTAACGACGCTGTGCCCCGTGATCTGCCCACGAGAAACCTGAAGCTCAAAGGGCTCGTGGAGGCCGGTCCGGGTGATCGACGGCATGACAACGCCAGTGGTCGTGAATGCGCTCATTTTACAGCCCTCTTACGTTTTTGCCGCCTTGGCGTTCGCTGCCTAAGTTTATCTTACTGGATTGCATCGCGGGAGTCCAGTGACGCGGGGCCGTGGAGGTCTACCTGCTAATCAGCTTTGCTGCCAAATGGCCTTTTCAGCACTTTTGCTGCCAAATGGCCTTTTCAGCACTTCACATCCCACCGCTTCAAAGCCAAATTTATCCGGCTGTTAGGATCGTGAGCGGTTTTGGCGGATGTCAGCCTCTCTTTCATGCCGCACATACGGCTGCGGAAGTTGTCGCGCCGCGATGCGGCCTCGTCGCTGTGCGCTGCCTCATGCGACGAAACGGGCTTCTTGATATCATGCCCCTCCGCGCGCAGAGCCGCTCGGCCCTTGTCGTTAAGGCCACCACTTGCAGACTGGCCTTCTTTACGTTGCCATGTATCAGACATTTTGCCTCCGATGGCAAAACGGGGGCCGTTGGGCCCCCGTTCGCTTTTCACACTAGGAGATGGGATCAGTCCATTTCCATGTCGAGCTTGCGGCCCTTGGGGGCCGTGCCAGAGCGAGCCGACGAGAACGGGCTCGACTCGCAAGAGCCACCGCTCTTGCGGGCCATGCGGCCTGCGTGGTGCATAGCCTTATCGCCCTCGGCCTTCATGCCCTTGGCGCGACCACCGCGCTTACGGGCCTCTGCCGCGCCGAAGATGCTTTCGGCATCAGCGTTGCGACGACCGGGCTTGGTGGTGATGTCTTTTGCGGCCTCGTTGACGCCGCCAGTTTCACGATGCTTACGACCCTTCATGGGGAGTCTCCCTTACGGTACGAGGTTGATGCCCTGAACATAGCGAACCGTGAGGTATCCTACGCCAGTGCCCGTGTTGCTGTTAGTGACCACCACCTGAACGTCAGTGTTGCCGACATCAATCCAGTTGTTGATCTGGGTGGTCGCAGTACCGGGCGTAGCCACAATTCGACCCAAAGCACTGCCATCAACCGCGCCCGCAGTGGTAAGAGCCGTAGCGGAGACTGTGGTGCCCACGCCAAAGGTCTTTGCGGCGCCAGTCCAAGCCGCGCTGATCAGAGTGTCAATCGCAACGATCTGGCTCTGCGCGGGGATGACAATGGTTGTAGCTGCGTTGCTGGCCTGCGTAATCTTCACCGTCTGCGCCATGACGGCATAGCCGACATTGGCCGTGCCCGAAGTCTCGCCGACACCGGCAAGAAAGCCGGTGCCGTCAGACTTTGAGACGTTGCCCGCGAGAAGCGGGCCGGTGAAGGTGCTGCCCGGAAAAATCGGGCTGCCGCTGGACTGGGGGTATTGCCCGCCATTAACTTCCGACATGTTGGTTCTCCTCTATGCCAGAGATTACGAGGTCGGGAACGAACCGAACAGCGAGCGCCAGTTGTAGTAGCCAAAGCTGTAACGCTCATAGCCCTTGACCAGCAAGTTGTCGGTGACGAAATCAACCTGCATGTCGGTCTCGAACTTGATGCGCTCCATGTACGACAGGCCGTCGATGTTGGTGAGCAGGAACCAAGCGTAAGGCGAAGTGAAGAAATCGTTCACCATGTAACCTTCAGGCAGACCGCCCGAAGTTGACATGATGGCGTTCACATCGTTGTCCGACGTACCCGGGCGAAGTTCCGTCTTGGTCAGGCGGATCGCAACGGGCTCAAGCTGCGCCGGGACGACGAGCTTGCGAGCGCGGGCAAAGACCTTCAGGCCAGCCTGATCCTTGAAGTTCGTGCGAACCGAGATCATGCTGTTCAGCAGGGTGGCCTCGTTGAGGTCAACCTGAACCGTCGGAGTGTTTGCGACCGTGCCGCCGTCGATCGGGTGCGAAGCCGAGCAAAGCGCCACGCCGTCACCGCCGACAGAGGCATTGTAGGTCTGGGCCGTGTTGAAGATGTTCGCGCCGTAGATTTCCTTGGTCTGCTGGAACGACTCAACCAGACCGAGGTTCGACGGGTGGAACTGCGTCTTGTACAGGTTGTCATCAATGGCCTTGCGCGTGATGGCATAACCCAGCGCAATTTCATTGTGTTCTTGGTTGTACATGAAACGCTCACCAGCGCCGTTGTCGAATGACGTCTGAGCGCCTTCCGACTTCAACTGTGCGAGGCCGAGGTAACGCATTTCGGCGGTACGCTCCAGAGCCATCTTCGAGTCATGCTTGGTGAACAGCTTGTCGTACTGAGACGGGATCATCTCGTACTTGCCTTCAACCCCACGGAGGCCCGGGAGCAGAAGGTCCTTAATTGCTGAAAGATTAACAGCCATTTTACCTTACTCCCTTAAATGCCAGCGCCGGGGCGGTTGGGCATCGCGTTGTTGAAGCCCACGACGATCTTGTTGTAGGCCGAGGCATAGTCACTGCCGTTGTTGAAGCTCGCGAGCGGGCTGGTCGTCTGACCGGCAGAGAACCCGAGAATACCAACCACGCGGAAGGGCAGGTAGGCGCTGCTCCCCTGCGTGTACTGATCCGCGAAGTAGGTGGACAGACCATTGGCAGTGTTGCCATTGGCTTCACCCGTGTTGGTGTAGTCGTTGTAGTTAAAGCCGATGTTCTGGCCGACAGCGGCGATACCGACTGCCGTGGCGGTCGTATTGCTGTTGCCAGTCTGGACAACGAACTGGGCATTCGGATCGGTGATGCAGTAGGCGGTGACGTCGCCGTTGGCATCCGAACCGGGCCAGTAGTTGCCCCAGACCGTGCGCTTCTGCGAGGTCGAGAGGTACTTGCAGCCAGTGAAGACGCCAGCGATCGGAATGTACACCGCGCCCGAGACGGTCACTGCGTTAGTGGCAATCGTCTGGAAGGGAACGTTGAACGTGACGGTCGTGGTCGAGGCTGTTGCCACGGTCCAGCTACCATTCAGCGGGCTGTTCGTGGTGGCGAGGCCCGAGATAACCAACACCGAGCCGACAGCCGGTGCGGTCGTGGCGGTAAAGGTGATCGTGGCAACGCCAGCGGTCACAACTACGTTGGTGATCGCGAGGGCAGCCGGAGCCGAAGCCTGAGTGATGTAGCCGGTGCCAACACCAGTCGTGTTGGTCGCCTGAATGACAGGGTCATTGAAAAAGATCGGGGTCGTGTTGGACGACGAAATGACAAGCGCAACCTGCTCATAGGTCGGCAGAGAGCCGGTCCCCTGAAACTGCGCGAAGCCATTGGGCGCAAAGGTATTGGCCATGGTGGGACTCCTTGGGGGATGATCTTCATCGCGCAGCGGGGCGAATTTGACCAAATCAAAGGCTTAATTCCCACAACGGGGGGAACCTGAGTATGCATTTACATGCTTTTAAGGTGTGAAGTCAACATATGAAAAGGGCGCCCCGCAAGGCGCCCCTTTAATTTAATCCCGAGGGATCGGAATTGGCTCGTAAGAGCGCCCAACTTTAACAAGAGAGGAGTCTTTATTGCTGCGCTCAAACTGCCCCTGCGGCGATGCGGCAAGCTGGTCTTCCTTCGCGCGAACCTGACTGCGCGCCCGACGGGCTTCAGCCTGACGAGATGCCTCGCTGATCTCCGAGGGACGCTCCATCAGGACCATGCCCTTGCGCTCGATACTGGCATAGCTATTGTTATTGGGCATGTATTCGGGATGGCGCGAAGCCGGGACTGGTTCCCAGCCCTTCATCTGCAACTGCACCTGATACGAGGCATTTTCCTCATTAAGCAGCGTGCGGCGCTTCCACTCATATTCCCATCCAGCCGGGATGACGCGGGGATCGACGTAGAATTCATCAATACCGTCGTCATCCACGTTGATGTGATCACGGATTTCGGCAGCGCGACGAGCGGCGCGAACGCGAGGATCTTCTTCGCGAATTTCCGGACGAATTTCGGCGCGCTGAATTGGCTGCATAATCACTTCCGCTTCGGCGGGGATGGTGGCTGCTGCAACGTCGGCGGCATGCTGGATTGCTTCTTCTCGGAGCCCCTTGGGGCGTCCGCGCAGGGTGTTCTGTTCCATCTTCAGTTTCCTTAGTTCATCTTGCCTTCGCGCTTCAGCGCGAGCTTGTTGGCTGCGTATTCCTTGACCGACATGCCCATCATCTGGGCCATCTCACGCTCTTGAGCGGAAAGCGTCACGGTGTTTCCGCTTCCACCTGTGCCCGAGCCCGAACGGCTGACGGGTGCTGCGGGTGGAGCGCGGTTCCCACTGCGAGGCTGAGGCGCGCCGGAAATCCCCAAAACGCCTTCGACTGACTCAAAATAACGGTCAGAGTCAGGCGTGATGCCATCGGCCACAGCGATCTGGTGGGCTGCGACCATCTTTGCGTAGAGATTGCCTGAGGCATACTCAGGGTGGCGCCGCACCCAGTCAGCCGAGCGGGGTGTCAGTTGGCTGGCGAGAGCCTCTACGGGATCATTGGGGGAGAAGCGCGGCTCTTGCACCCGAGGTGCCTCTTGCAGCGCCTGACGGCCCTGCTCAAGTTGCAGGAGCTTGGCAGAACTATCCGACAGTGACGTCTGGTACTCGACCACGGCGTCAAAATCATTGTGGGCCATTGCCGCCTTCAGGTTCTCCTTGAGGATTTCCTGCTGCTGGCGCACAGTCTCGATCGCGTTGTTGACGAGGTGCATGTTGCTGTCTTGCACTTCGTTCTGAGCCGAATATGCTGTCTTCGCATATTCCTGCATTTGCTGCTCCGCAGCCATGCGGGCCTGACGTTCACGATCAAGCTGCTCGCGCAGTGACTCGATGCCGTCCTCGGCGGTTTCAATTTTCGGCTTTTCAGCCTCAATGATGACTTCTTCCTCGGGGGCGAGATCGGTCAGTTCGAGGACTTCAACGTCAATATTTTCGTCGTTATCGGTCATTTTCTAATCCTTACCAAACGCAGTCGGGGTTTGAGACTCGGCCACGGATATTGTTGTCGTCGATGACACGGCAATTCACGCCGTTGACGTTGATCGACCACCCGTCGGAGGGGCGGTAGATAACCCAATCGTGAAGGTCGATTTCCATGCCCTTGAACCAGTTACCACTGGGGTCATCAAATGCAATCGGGCCCTTCTTGATGACAAGGGCGGCTTTAGACTGGAACTTGTCTTCGTCACGGTACTTGTCGGTCAGGATAATGCCCGACTTGGTCTTCTCCGGGCGGATGTAGATCGCGAGAAGGACTTGGTTATTGAAAATTTCGATATCACTAATATCGCCGAGACTTGCGAGGAGTTCCTCCTTCGGGTCCACGGCATGCTCCATAAACATCTGAGGCATGCTTCTACCTTTCTGACAGCACTGTGTTCACCTCCTCAAACATGCCGAGGACGGTGCGCAGGCCCTGAATGCGGCCCACTTCGTGTTTGTATTGCGCAATGTCAGTGATTGCCATGCCGACACATAGATTTTCCGCTATTCTCGACAATTCGGTATCAATCATCTTGGTGAGTTCGTGTTGGAATAGATTATTATAGTTCATAAGAAAAAAGGCGGTGGGAGCTACCCACCGCCACTCCGCCAGTGTTTACTTTTTGGACTTTTGCAGGTCGATCTTTTCCAGCCGACCCTCGCCAGTGCCAGAGCCAGCCGTCATGTGAACCGTGCGCCCGCCGCGCTTGCGTCCCATAGGCATCGGCGGAGGCGCTCCAGCGCCCGGAGGCGGCATCGGAGGGCCCGGAGGCGGCATGCCAGCACCCGGAGGCATGGGAGGACCACCAGCGGGCGGCATGCTGACCGGGATGGGCATGCCGGAAGGTCCAGCCAGACCCGGCGGCGGTGCGCCCATGCCGTCAGCCGAGGGCTTCTGGGCAATCACGATATTGACGTTGACCTTGCCCTTGGCGCGTCCACCATCCTTGCGGGCCATGCGACCGCCTGTCGGGCGAGTGCCTTGGGCGCTGCCATCCATGGACAGGCTGCCGCCGCGCTTTTTTGCAGCACCGACTGCGGGTACGGCTTGGGCTGGGCCAGCGTCATTATCCTTGTCTTTAAACAACCCCATCTGGCTGGCCAAATACAAGGGCACGAGGGTTTCAAGCATTCCGCCGCCCTCCTTATGAATGCGACCGCCCGCCTTACGGGCAGCGCGTCCACCGCTCTTTTTCGCAGCACCGACTGCGGGTACGGCTTGCGGCTGACGCCCATCTTTGTCGTTGCCCACGGCACCACGGAGCAAATCGCCAGCAGCGCCGTAAATAGCCTTTGTGAGGCCTCCGCCAAAGCCCACGCCTCCAAGCACATTACCGATTGTACCACCCAGATCCTTGCCGGTGCGGCCACCCTTCTTCAGCTTCAAGTTTTCGTGCTTGCCGCCATGCTCGGCATTTTCATGCTGGCGGAATGCCTTCTTGATCAGCTTCTTGTCCTGCGCGAGGTCGGTGTTGCCGCCGCGCTTGAACCCGTAGGGGGTTGTTTCCTGCTCGTAGCCCTTCTTCGGAATGGGCTCGTAGGGCTCGTAGGAGATGTCCTTACCCTTCGGCTTGGGCGTAGGGCGCGGGGCAGGGCGCGGCGCGGGGGCCGGGGCCTTCTTCTTCGCGTCTGCGGTCATATCCATGCCGCTGTCATCGTAGTCGCCGTCCATGTCACCGCCGTAAGCCTTTTTGGCTCGGCCACCCTTCTTCAGGCCTGCGGTGCGGGCCATGCGGGAGTCGTTTGCGGGCATTGACATCCGCCCGCCATCCATGCGCTTGGCGCGGCCACCCTTCTTCATGCCAGTCTCGTCATCGCTAAAATCGCGATTGTCAGCAGTGCTGGCGGTGCCGCCTGAAGCAAAAGCCCCGACATGCTTGATGCCTTCGCGCTTTTCGTTGGCCCCACGGACATCGCGGTTGATCAGCTTGTCGGCAGTCAGGCTGCCGCCGCTCTTGCGCTGGGCTCGACCGGCATTGCGCTTGGCCTTGGGGCCCTCTGCTTCCAGAACCTTGCCGCCGCGCTTAAACTGCCGACGCGAGAGCGGGCGTGCGCCCGTCTTGACGTCTGCATGCTCAAGGGGGGCTGGGGTGAAATCACAGGCGTCGATCGCCCCCGTGGACCCGGCAAGCATGCGACCAATCTTGGCCTTCATGGCTTTGCGGGCGCTCTTGGAAAGTTCAGACATCGGCGTCTCCATTACAGCCGAGAAAGATGGCACTCAGCTAATGCCAAAAAATGGTTGATTTTGCAATCAAGAACGCTTTTTGGCTTTCATGGCGACAGTCACCGCGCGATCCACGGCAGCACCGCCCTTGTTCAGGCCGTATTCCTTCTGGCGCTCCAAGCCTTGCTGGATGCTTTCGCGCATACGCTGGTTGATTGGCTGCTGCTGTTTCTGTTCCTCGAAAAGCTTGCGCGCAGTGCTGCGCCCCATGGGATCAAGGGAATACGGGTGGACAATCTGACCGCCGACAGCAGGCTTGCCAAGCATTTTCTCGATAACGTCAGGCATGACGTAGTGGCGCTGCGCCAGAGGGACGTCGCCAAAATACTCGCCATGCGTGGGCCCGGTGTAGGTGGAATGTGTGAAAGATGGCTCGTGACCAGAACCTTCCGCAGAAAGGCGTACAACGCGATGTCCAAACATGTTCCCAGAAACGCCCTTAACATCTGGGTCTGAGATCGCTGCACGCGTCACGCCGACTGCCGGAAAGCCTGCATCGCGCCAAGTTGATTTGTCCATGTGCTTGACAATGGAGCTACGGTGAGCGCCCGGAAGGCTTCTAGCGAACTCGCTTGCCGCTTTAGCGTTCAGGATACCGGGCCAATTTGCCATCAATTCAATAGCTTTTGCCTTGATTTTTGGCACCGCATGCTTGCCCGCACGCAGATCTTCATCAAATCTTTCGGCATCCTTGTGGCTAATTTCGCTGCCCGGAATTTGCGCCAAAAGGGCATCAATCATGTTGTGCGAGGAGTCCACCGCGCGTGGTCCCATTGGGGAGTAGACGCCGTACACAGGCCCCTTCTTTGAGGCTTCTTGGATGATTTTCTTGATTGCCGTAGTGTGGCCTGCGGCGTTTGCCCAAACCTGCCCCTTGTTGGGCTCCAGCATGTACTTTGGGCCCGCATGCAAATCGACCGGCCAAGCCAATTCTTTTTTGTTAATGTGCGTCAGGCGTCCAAGGTTGGAGCGATCGCCACCAAGGTTAATGAGCGTGCCGCCCTCGCCTTCTTTGACAAGGTCATCCCAAGAGCGGTGCCGCTTCTCAAGGGGTTCTACCCCGGGGATCGGAACGATTGTTGGGTCAACATCCGCGACATCATGGGGCTGTTTCACACCGTAAAAGCTGCCCGTGCCCGTTTGCCCCGACATAGGGGTCTTTAGCCTTTTTGAGATCCGCAGGGCCTCGCGAACCTTTTCTGGATCGTCCGAAAAGGGGCTGGCAGTGCGCTGCAAAGCCTCGCGAACTCTATCCATGTCCGGGCTGCCACCGTCGCGAAAATGCTCATGCACCTCGTCGTCGCCAAGTCCATTCATGCCTATTGAGTGCATGATACGGCCCACATGGTGCGAGCGCATGAAGGCGTGGGGATCTTTAATTTCCCCACCAGTCGCAGCATGCTGCATGGCATGCATAACATCGTCGTGTGTAGTCTCCTCGTTGCCAGCCTTGTCCCACACCGCATGATGGGCAAGGTGCTGGTAGTAAGGATCAAGATGCTCGGGCAGCGATAGGTTCATTGCCTCCTGCCGCCCCGCCAGCCGGTTAACGGCCTCAACACCCCCTGCGCCGCCCTTCTTGGCAATGTACTTTCCGGCCTCGCTGGTCGGACGCCCGGTGTGGAGGATGATTTGGCGGGCATCGAGCGTGGGCTGGTCTCCGCGCCCCATCAACGAGGCAAAAAAGCCCGACTTGCTAGGGCCAATGCCGCGAATGTTTTTTGTAAACGCGCGCCACTCGTCTGGCGTACTGACTTTTTCTCGGCCAGCATGAATGAGTTCCGACACTTGCTTTTCGCTGCCCGGAAGGTTTTCGGCAGCCCATGTCAAGGCATCGGGGATATCCGTCTGGTGACGACCGAAGGGGGCCATAACCTGAATGGCGTTTTTTATTGCCTCGTGATGTACTTGCCCATGCTGGGCAGCGTCAAGGTAGGCCTGACCGGCGGGCGAATGCAGCCACTCACCAAAAGCGCCCTCGGGACGAATTTTGCCTTCCATTTCCTCGGGCAGATGCAGGCCAGCCTTCCGGACGCGATCAACGTCTGCGGCGCGGCGCTGAATGCTGGAACGCGTGATCGTGTAGGCTTTAATCAAGTCTCGGGCCGACAACCCCTCGCGCCCAGCGCGCTCCGCAATCCGATCCATAAAGTTGCCAAAATTGACAACATGCGATGGGATTTCTTTTAGGTCACCAAGGTCGTGCTGAACTTCGTGCAGCGGGCGCCAAGCCCAGTCAGAAATGTGCTGCGTCTCGTCGTCTTTGTGGTCTTCCTCAACTTCGCCACCCTGTTTGTAGGCAGGGAAGCCATTTTTGAGGATGCTCTCACGCATTTCAGGCGTAATTGGAAGGGAGTGCAGGCGCGTCTCGCGGGTCTGGCTTTCCCCTTTTTCATTGCTGGCAGGGACCGTAAGGCTTTCGCTGCCAATCTTGGCTTCAGATCCATGCATTTTGGCAAGACGAGCAAGGCGCTTCAGCAAAATATTGTCGTAAAAATCCTTCATCCCCTCGCCGCCGGAGCGAAGGTCGGTGCCCTCTAGGCGGTGGATATAATCATTGGGCTCAGTGGCGAGTAGGCGCTGAGTAATGTCTTTGCCAAAAAGCTGCTCAAGTTCGTCAGGAGTCGCTTTTTTACTCAAAACAACTTGGCCGTTATGGCCCTTTCCCTGCACAAGGCCCTCCCTGCCGGGAATAGGCATATATTCTAGCGCGCTGATATGCTTTTCAAGCCCGTACCGATCAGCCTGCTCCTGCCCCGGCGTAATAAGCATTTTGTCGTAGCCGCCCGCCGCTGCCTCGTGCAGGGCGCGCTTCATAAGCAAATCGGCCCAATTCTTAGTCTTTGCAATCAACGGATGATGCGGGACGCGCTCGCCTTTGGACGTATGCTCAAAGTCAAGATGTGGTTTCGAAGCAGTGTCGTTTACAGCCTCTGACCGGGTGGCGTGATCGTAAACATACTTGCCGGTGTCGGTGTCAAAAACACTCCACGGGCGACCGGGGTCATAAGTTCCATGCTTACGGGCGTCCTGCCCCCAGTCACTTTGAGCTTCGTCTACGTGCAGGGCGCGCTCGCCATTTGGTAAATTGCGATCCATGAGGCGTAGGTGACCAAGAACATTGGGGCGATCAAAGTGACCACTTTCGTAAGCGGGTGCGCTGCCATGAAGATAATATTGCCCCTTTTCATCCCAACCATGCTCGGCTGAGGGGCTAAGGCCCATGTCTCGCATTTCATGAATATATGCGGGAGGACTGCCATAGTCCCCGTCCTCATTTGCCTTTAGCCGACGCTCAGCGTCTTCGTAGGAAATCGGGCTGCCCATTTTATGGGCGGCTCGGACGTTTTTCATCGCCTTTTTCATGCGCAAAAGCTCAAGATGAACTTTCTCGCGCTTGTCCTCAAAATTAGGTGCATGCATAGTGATTTCGCGATAGTTTTCGCCTCCCGGGAGTTTTATCCGGGGCTCCATTTCGCGAAAACGCTCCCACGCAGTGTTGCCACTGCCCTCGCGAGTAACTTCTTCACCCACTTCAGGCATGCGGGACTGAAAATGCTCCGCAAGCTGTTGGCGGCTGACCTTGGGCGCCTTGCCGAAAGCCTGCTCGACACCCGATGCCTGCATTTCGTCAGGCTTCACGTCGCGATTGGCCAGCATGCCCAGCATCTGCTCTGGAGAGCCCGACTCCTGCGGCAGGGCCGCAGCTTGACGGGCACCTTGGCTGTAGAACTTAGGCGCAGCCTCACCGCCATCGGCAAAATGCCTTGTATATGAAGCGTGGACTCCATTTGGAATAAACCCATGAGGAGCATTTGCATTAATGCCGAAATTACCCCCCCACAATGGAACATTTACGCCATAATTGGTTCCACCACCAAAAGTATGGTTGGCGTTTAAGTTTGCATTTCCAAGATGATAATTAGCACCTGCAGTAATTTGATCAGGAGTGATTCCGCGCCCATGCCCAGACAGCGAAACAGATGCCCTGTCATTCACAGGATAGTTCAAATTGTAATTTGATCCGGTTTCACTACCATACTGAGCTTGACCATGGACATTGCTCAAAATGTCGCGAATTGACGTTACAATATCATCAGGCGTACTAGTCTCACCGCCATCGGCACGCATCAAGGGGACGCCGTCCGTCGGCATGTCCACACTCGCAAAGCCCGGGTCGATCTTGGACCCAATGGCTTTGGCGACCATGATGGCACGCTTAATGGCGGATGGCGTGGTCTTCATTCGCCAATTTCCTTCTTGATGTCACCAAGAGACGACTCGGCTTCTTCAACTGCCTCAGGGTGCGTGATGATATCGCGGGCAAGCTGCATAAGCTGCACGCGCTCACGAGACTGGCGATCAAGGTCGCGGTTGCGATCCTCAGTCTGGCTGTCCTGATGCTTGAGTGTCATGCCCATGCGGCGCGTTTCAGTATCGAGGGCCTGAAGCTTAAGCTTTTCGACCTCAAGCGGCGATGGGCCTTCGGGGGCTTGCAGGCCACCTTCCTGCTTGGGCGCAAAGGCGCCTTGCTGAATTTTGGCCTGCGTCTCTGCCATCTTCGCCTGCGCTACGGTCATCTTGGCATTGGCCATGATGGAGTCGTTCTTCATCTTAGCTTCGGCTTGCAGAAGTTCTGGCGGCGGCTGCTGCTGGGCATTTTGCGGCGCAAAGAACTGCGACGGGTTTGACCAGCCAATGGTCTGCAAGGCAGCCGTGTCGATCGCAATCGGATCGTACATGGCGGGGTTTGCTTGCTGAAGCTGCTTCAGGGCCATGATCTTCATGACGCGCTGCCCGTGCGAGGCGGTGTTTGGGTCAGCCTGCGGCACAAGGTTGCAGTTGTCGAGCGCGCGGAGAAAATTCTCCTCGTCCCACTTGGCTGCGGGCCGGTTGTTTCGCTGCCAGAATGCTGTCGGGTGGTCGCGGAAGCAGTCGCGCATAAGCTGGAATTCTTCCGCTTGGGCCGCATGCATGCGCTTGTGGACCGAGTCCAGAACCTTTGTGGCCTGCTCGATCAGCGCCAGAGTGGTCCCAACTGGGGCATCGGCGCGGCCCTCTCCGACTTGAAGCTCGGACGTACCGCCGATACGCATGCCGGTCGTGGCCATGTTATCGACAAGCTGCATCAGGGCCATGTTAGGTGGCTGGTACGGCAGGGGCATGATGGCGTCACGGATCGGCAGGCCACCCGTCTTAACCAGAGCGCCGCCACCCGGCGGCACGCGGAAGATGTTGGTGTTCTGGCGGGCGCCCGTGTCTGCCATCAGGAACCCGGGGAAGTTTGAATACATGCCCGCGTCGAGCATCTCGCGCCACGCAGCCGTGATGGCATTGGTGGTGTTCCCGAGAATATTCAGAAGGCCGATATCGTAAAAACCAAGGCCCGGGACGAACGTGTACTTGACGAATGTCCTGCATGCCTCGGGAAGTTCGCGGTCTTCTGGCTCGCGATAATTACGGACAATTGAAAGAATTTCACGCGATGAAACGTCGATTGTGACCCGGTAGGGGACCTCAAGACCAGAAGGTTTGCCCTTGTGCTTATGCTCAAAACCCTTGAGGTCCAATTCGCAATAGCACTCGTAGATTTCGCGGTCGCGATCGTCCATCGTGCCCGACTCAGCGGCAATGCCCTGCGTCTCCTTTTCCTGACGCTGGAAGGCATCAAGCTTTTGGGGCTGGGGCGTGCCGAGCGAGATGTCTCGGTAGACGCCGAGGATCTGTAGGCGGCGCATGATCGACGGACGCATCATCGAGCGATGCGTCACGCGGCGGGCATTAGCCAAGTCGGTGGCGGAATTGTTGACGATCAGGTCATCCGCATCAACGGTTTCGGATACCGGGCGGTTGCGCAGCGGGCAGAAGTACACCTTTTTGAAGGCGGTGCCGCCAAAGCCGAGCATCAGCAACATGCGATCGGTATCGGGATAGTACTCGGTTGCCGTCGAGGTGAGGTAGTGGTTGAAGTCGCGCTCAAGGGCATTGGCAAGCTGGTCTTCGACTAGTTCAGCGCTATTGTCGTCGTTGCGGATCTTAACCGGGCCGTCGGTGGGCAGCAGTTCCGACCGGGCATTTGCCTGAAAGCGCAGGACTGCCTCAAGCAGTAGCGGGTGACGAACCTTGGACATACCCTCGACTGGGGCCCCGTCGGAGGCGCCAGACACACCCGGAAGTTCTACCTTAAGGCCAAGGAGGCGCACGCCGTCGGCGCGGTCCTTGATCCAATCCTTGCGGGACTCGATATCTTCATCAATGCCGCGCAGCAAATCTTCCGAAATGCGAGTGCGGTCCATGCTGTCGATCTTATCGACAAGGTTCTCAAACCATTCCTCGCCCTCATTCTCAACGTTGGGGACAAGGGACTGGCCGTCCATGGAGATGGTCACGGATCCGTCGTCATGCTCGATTTGGATGACGTTTCCGGCCTCGTCTTCACTCAGTTTGTCGTCTTCGGGTGCCGCATCCTCAATGTGGATGTCGTCAAGGTCGCTGGGCTCACCGGCTGGGCCCTGCCGAAGGTTCATGGGGGCGAGGCCTGCGCGCATACCGTCAATCTTCCTTCAAAATCGAGTCAGACAGGCATTCCATCTCTTCGATGAACAATTCCATGCCTTCCTTGGCTGCGGAATTATCATCTTTTGCCTTGATGGTATAGGTCCGTTCGTGGTCAAAGGGCGCAACGCCCGTCACTTCGACTGCATACATCATATTTCCGAGGTCTTCGACCCAGCACTGGCACAAAATCTGAGCATCCATACAAAATCTCCCCTCAAACCGAATAAAGTGGGGCTGGGTCGTTCCCGGGATACCCCAAAAGTGAATTTTCGCTGTCTCTTATCTCGCTTGCCCGCTCAAGCATGCCAAGATCGCGCAAGTGGCGTATGGCCATGGACACGGTGTCGACCAAGTCGTCGTGCTTGCCCTTCGGAAACTGACCAACTTGCGTAATTACCTCTTGTGACCACGTAAAATCGGGCGAAAAAACCATGCCTTCAGAAAAAATGTGCTGAATAGAGTACAGTCGGCTCAATTTATCCATGCTTTTGGGGTCGGAAAGCTGCACGGCCCACCTAGAACCCGAATAAAGTCGCCGTAATTCCTGCGACACGGATATACCGGCTGCTTTATTTTCAATAATTAACTTATCAACTTTCATTCTTTTACATGTATTGGCTACTTCGGTCGTCAATTCGTGGAATTCCAAGCGTTTCTGCCATGCATGCATGAGCATGACCTTTGGCGCGCCGTTGTTGTGCATCTCGAAGCGGTCAAGGGACTTGCCATCCTTGGCAAATGTCCGCGTAGCCTTGTTCATCGTGCTGCCAGAGAACACGCCCCAGACTGATAGGGCCGAATAGTCGTTGGCGGTGTTGAGGGTGTAGGCCGTGTCCAAGGACGCGATGATGAAATCCATCGGGGGGTAGACTGACTCCTCCCACATGTTCCACCAGTCGAGCTTGATGACGCCGCCGCCAGCAGGCTCAGGGCGCTGCTGAAGCTGCCCCGCAGAGCCGTAGGGGCCAAGAGCCCGCTCAAGGCGCTCAACCTCCCTGTCGCCAAAGCGCTCGGGCCAGAGGAGTGTGCCTTCGCGCCGCCCCAGTTCGTTCTCTGCGTCCCGGTTAACGGGCACGCGCTCGCCTGTGTCGGTAACCTTAACAAGAGGCTCATCCTCGTCGTCGCAGCCGCGAGGATCTTCCCAGCCAATGACGGTCGAAGAGTGCCGCCGCCACTCGTAGCGCATAGGCAGGCAGAGGTGCGTCCACTCACCCCGGTCATCATTTTCCAAAATGTGTCCGGTCAAATCGTTTTCAGCCAGACGCTGCTGTATGACGATCATGGCCCCAGTCTTCTGGTCGTTCAGGCGGGTACTCATTGTCCCGTCCCACCAGTCGATCGTGGCTTGAATGTTGGCGTCAGAAAATGCCTCGTTAGCCGCGTTCGCGTCATCGACCACGATGATCGAGCCGCCCTCGCCCGTTACGGCGGCGCCGACGGAGGTGATCAGGCGTTCACCATTTTGATCGTTTGAGAAGCGTGACTTAGTGTTTTGGTCGGAGTTCAAACGAAACCGCTCGCCCCAATACTTTTGATACCACGGGCTCTCGATCAGCTTGCGGCACTTGACGCTGTCGCGAAGCACAAGTTGGTTGGCGTAGGACGCCATCAGAAACTGGACCTGAGGCCCGGAAGTCGGGGATTTGTTGGGCTGGGCCCAAGTCCACGCCGGGAAGGCCACCGAAGTAATGGACGACTTCCCCATACGCGGGGGAATGTTGATCAGGAGCCTCTTGATGTCGCCATCGACGACAGCCTGCAAATGTTCAGCCACAGCCTCGATAGGCCAGCCATCCTTCCAGTCAGACGCGTCGATGTACGGCCAAGCGTCCCGCAGGAACATGTACAGGCTACTTTCGTAGTCGTACTTTTCCAGTTCCGCCATCTGCTTGGCAGCGTCGATGATCCTGCCGTCGAACTCGACGAGTTTGGTCACCCAAACTTCCTTCCGGCCCAGATCAAGCCATCGACGGTCGGTTTCAATTCCAACCCCATGTGGACAGCCACGCGCTCAACCGGCATGTCAGTAGAGGCGCAATACCGGAACAAATCCTTCAACCGCGCCTCATGCTCGCGTGCGAGTCGATTTTTTTTCAGGACATTCTGAAGCTTCCTGTTGGCTTTGTCGCTCTCGACCTGATCTACTTTAATCACACTGTATCCCCATTAGATTGATCTTCTATCTGTACGTAATCTGCCTGCGGAATTTTGGACTGCTGGTCAACGACGACATCCTCCACCGCCTCAATCAGCACGGACGCCATGACGGAACGCAATGCCTCGCGCTGTTCCTCGGTCATGTCGTAGGGGCTAAGGGTCGTGGTGGCGATGTCGATCGCATTATTATTGGCATCGAGCAGCTTATGCTCAGACCGCTCCGAAAATGCGTCGGGGGCCAGACGCGACAGCATGAACTTACCCGCCGCCACGCACTGCTTGTGGCCGGGGTCGAGGGCAATATCGCCCATCACTCCAGCTATCTGGCCCACAAGCGAGGTATTTCCAACCGCGTAGTCATCGTCGTAATATTTATCGAGCGTGGCGGCAGACATACCCACGATCTTGGCAATGCGGTCCTTGGGCAAGCCGCTGGCGCGGCAGCGCTCAATGATGGCCCCGATCGCGGGGCTCACTGCGTGGTGCGCCTTGTTGGTGCGGCCAATGGCGGCAAGGACAGGGCTTTTTGGGGGAATGGGATCTCTAGCCATGGCCATTATTTAGCGCGTGGGGGGATGGAGTGGTAGTGGGAAAATTCATGCCCGCAGATTAGTAAATTTGTCGATTTGCGGATTTTTGGGGAATTTTTTTGGAAAATTTGTAGGTCGGTTTTTTTCACGATTTTTTGACGAATTTTTTGACGAATTTTTTTTGGGAATTTTTTTTGGGAATTTTTTTGGATTTTTTGGGGGTGTGCGGATTTTCGATGCAGCCACCTACGGTGTCTAGTGTTGCCTATTGTCAAGGGGGGTCACCCCCCTATCCGGATTTATTTATCCACAGGTAAACTGCGCGTTAACTAAATGACCTTAACATATTTATCCACAGGTAAACTGCGCGTTAACTAAATGACCTTAACATATTTATCCACAGGTAATCTGCGCGGGGCGCAGACGCGACGATGCCCCCGGCGCGGTGGGCGTCGAGGGCATGCGTGCGGTAGGGGGTTGGGTTACTCGGCGATGATGCCCTGCTCGATCAGGTCCCGAGCGGTGCGCCCGAACCATCCCTGCAACTGGTAGGCGAGCCCGGTGTCGTGGAGGTGCTGCCAAGCCTCGACCAGTTGCTCGTGGTCGTCGGTGTCGATCCAGCCCTCTGCGAGCCCGGTGGCGGTGTAGTTGTCCATCAGTCAAACCCTCCCATCATGCTGAGGTCCTCAGCCATGCTGACCAGACCGTCGAAGTCCTCATCTGGCCCCAGCACATCGATCAGGGTCAGCACCGCATCGAGCGGGATGTCGTTGTAGTCGGCGATGTCCACGAGGTACTCGTAGCGGCTGTCGCAGCCGTCCTCCTCGTAACGTGCGAGGGGGATGGTGCGCTCGGCGTTGATGCGGGCGATGATCTTGTCAGTGGTCATGTTAGTATCCTCGTGCGATGCGGTAGGTGATGGCGTATCCGCCATGATCACGGCGGCTCTGCGCCTTGTGTCCGAGGGCCTTGAGTGCCTCAACGCGGGCGTAGGCCTCGCGGTAGGTCTTGGCGCGCTCGCGCTTGATCGGTGCCTCCGAGGCGCGCTCTTGCAGCGGCTGGCCGTGGACCCGGCCGCGCAGGTCATCGAGGTCGGCGGCGTCGGCGCGGACGCGCTCGGCCATGCGGCGGAGGCTTATGTGGACACGCTCGACGGCGTCATCGAAGGACGTGTAGCGCGGCTGCGTGGCCTCGTACTCGGCGCGGTCCATGAACTTGGTGACGTATTCTGGGCGGCCGTACTTGTCGCGCAGGCCGGTGCGGACCTCGACGGCCACCTTGCTGATCTCGCCCTCGGCCTTGGCCTGCTGCCCGTCTGCGAACTTGATCATGGCGGCCACGGTGCCGACGTTGACGGCGGTGTCCAGTTCCAGCGGAAGCTGGTCGCTGCCGCCGCAGGTGCCGTTGAAGAAGCCGTACTCGGTGGTGTAGCCGTGCTTGGCGATCATGCCGGTCTTGACGTGGACGGCCTGACGGCGGCCGCAGGCTTGGCAGGTGCCGGTGTGGGTGGAAGCGGTGGTCATGTCGGTGTCTCCGTTGCGTTCTGTCACCCTGTCTACAGCATAATTAGCGTAATGCAACACCTAATTCGCACCCTGTCATTACGTTAATTAACTTTTCGTAAAGCCCTGATTTGAAAAGAATTTTGGTTGGTGGCTGTAAGCTGTTTTTTGGGTTGCACAACGTCACCTCGTCACCTCGATGTGCAATGTCTATTAACACACAGGTAAAGCAGATTTAATTTGCAAATTAGAAAAAACTTCTTATCACCAAATCTCCGAAACAATCTAATCACTATCATATCAGGACTAAATGTATGAAAACATTGGAATATGCCTCTATCGGTGAAGCTCGTGTCGCACGTAAGCTAGTCAGCGAGATATTAGATCGCGGCTACTTCGTGAACGTCTTCGACGGCGAGGCAGTCACCATCAGGCGATGCGACAGCGCTGCTCGCATCATCGGTGCCCTTGGCACGACTGGGGAGGATACCATCACGGCAATCATCCCGGGCAGCGGCAGGAAGTTCAACTTCCTCCTCGTATGGGGCAACGATGCGAGCGGCGATGAACTGATCGCCGACTGCACAGACACCGAGTTGGCGATCGAAATCTGCGAGGCCGCATATGGCCGAGAGCCCGCCAAGCGCTCAGTCGTCAGGATCCGGTGAGATTATTTTTGTACATGGGTTGACGAGATGACATCTGGTTACTAAATGACATTCAGACGAAACGAGTTAAGGAGATTACGACATGGACAACGTCACGTACAACAAGCCTCTGGTCCGCATCGTCAAGGTTTTGCGCCGCGCCATGCTGGCGGGTGAGGTCAACTATTATGCATCGTATCATATCGAGATGAGCCTTGAGGATGGCCGCGTATTCCGTCACTTCCACGACTTTCGTGGCTGGGCCATCTTCACCGATGTTGACGGCACGATCTCCCTTATCAGCCGTGCCCTACAGGCACGAGCAAGCGCCCTCCGCCTTCTGGCGGAAGTCAAGAAGGGCATCGACGAAGATGACATCTACGCCCTCAATAGCGACCTTTGGCACGAGATTTAACGTGCAAGAGAATTACACATACATTCTGTGCATCACCATCATTATCATCGGCCTACTTTGCGCCATATTTGAGGAAATCTGACATGACCAACGACATCATCGACACTATCGACCGCCTTGGCCAGATCAAGGCCCAGATCGCCGACCTTCAGGCGATCGAGAAGTCCCTCTCCGAGCAGCTTAAGGCTCAGGGCCTCGGCAGCTACGAGGGCGGCCTGTTCCGTGCCACCGTCATGGAGGTTGGCTCGCGCCACACTCTCGACGCCAAGGCAGCGGAGCAGAAGCTCCTCGAAATGGGTGTCACCCACCAGTGGATGACCGCCCACCGCAAGACCGTCAGCGGCTACACCTGCGTCAAGGTTTCCGCTCGCCGCACCGCCAACTGATCCATAAATTAAGGAGTTATTAATCATGACCGACACCAACAACACCCCGGATATCATCTCGACCAAGGGCATGATTGTCGCCAAGATCGGATACCAGAGCTTCCTGATCCCCATAAATAAGGTACCAGCCTTCCTTGGCATCATGTCCGACACGGTTGCGATCGACTATATTTACGTTGATGACAAGCGTGTTGACTTTGTGCTGGACCGCCAAACCCCGCTGGAGATTGGCATGCCTGCATCTACCATCTTCGCCCACAAGCCCGAGCTGAAGGCGGAAGGCTCCGAGTGACAGCCGAAGAGTACAAACTCTTCCTCGCAAGGCACGGCCTCCGTCAAGCTGACGGGGGCTGGCTTTGTGGCAAGACGCTTCGCCAGTCTCACAACTGGACGCGGGACGGTGTGCCTGTCGCCTGCTCCCTCCTGCTGACTGCATACGACGAGGGTTTACTACCCCTAAGCTGGTTCTTCGACCACATTACCGAGCCTGTGCCTTAGATTTTTGGCCTTGCCTCGAACAGGTTCACCTGCCCGATATCGTCAATATCATCATCCAGATTGGCAAGGCTCGTTGAGATCGCCCTCAGCGGGTCTTCTTTGCGTGTATCCACACGAACAACTTCGGCGCCGGGAAAAGCCAGCTTGGCCATCAGCAGGTCCTGATGCGCCTCAAACAGCTTCGCCACCTCCCCCAGCGACACGACCACCGCCTTCCTACCTCCCAGAGACGCCCTCAGGGCCTCCTCTGACGTCTTCACGACCACGAGGGTAGTCCCACACCCCAGAACCGTCTCCCACTGCTCTGCGGGCCTCTGAGAGGCTCCTATGGCCAATGCATGTCTGTTAAGGGCGGCCCACCCCTTCGCCATGCGGCTACACTCGTTCTTCACCTCCGCCAGATCTCCAAGCTCAATCGCCTTCTGGGTCAGGAACCTCTGACGATCAAACTTCTCCCTGAGGTCGGCTGGCGCAAGGAGACGCAGCATTCCGGCACCCCAATGATCTTCGTGGGCCTCCGCCACCATCTTCAGGTCCTCGATGGCCTCCATTCCAGAGATATGCGT